ATGATTTTCCTTTCCTGCACTTTTCTAACGAAGCTCAGCAGGTTTTTAACTCATGGTTGACGGATCTTCAATGCAAAAAACTAAAGGCCGATGAACACTCGATGCTCATTGAGCATATGGTGAAGTACAGGAGCTTGATGCCGTCCCTTGCCTTGATCTTCCACCTGATCGACATTGCCGATGGTGCCGAGGCTGGCCCGATATCAGTTGGGGCGGCGGAGAAGGCGGCGGCATGGTGCGACTATCTGGAAAGCCATGCCCGACGGGCGTATGGGCTGGTTTTGGATATCGACCAACAGGCGGCGGCACAAATGGCTAATAAAATCATAGCCGGTAGGCTGTTCGATGGTTTCACCGCTCGGTACGTGTACCGCAAGGGCTGGCACCTGCTGAACAGTACAGAGTTGGCACAATCAGCTTGTGATGAATTGGTCGATGCCGGGTGGATTAGGCAGGAGTCAGCGGAGGATCAGGTGATAGGAAGACCCGCCCTGCCAACCTACATCATCAACCCGAAGGTGAAAATAAATCAAGAATGTCTAGAAGATGGCACCGACAAAACTGACAAAACTAATTCTAAGCAGGAAAATCTAATTTAGTCAGTTTAGTCAGTGCCGGTCTTAGGGCATTACGAATAAAAAAATAGGTGAACAAATGGGTAAGTGGTTGGATCGGGTTATCGAAAAGAAGGCGGCGGTTGATAAAATTTACCGGGATATGCCTAAAGACCGTACCGACAAAACCGACAAAACTCCAACATCCATACCCTTTATTCCACCTAAAGGGGATTCTGAAAACCCTAATTTGACCATTCTTGACCACCTGGACGAAACAAGCAAAGAGGCGTTCCGGGAGTATGTCGATCTAATGACTGGCCCCAAATTCAAGATGCCGTTGGAACAGGCCCGGACAGAGGCTTCACAGTTGGTTCTTCGTAACCTGCGGACACTCCAATTACAGCAGGCGGCTAAGGATTATCGAAAGTATGGATGGGTAAAGATTTACTCAACCGCTCTTGAGCAGACGTTATACTTGGCTGAAGACCAAGGGGCCGCCCGGCGTGTTTCGGACAAAGATATTCCCGTTTTCTTAGAGTCGGATATTGATGCTGTTAAGGGACTAGGCCCGGAAATGGCCAAGGTGCTACTGGAAGCCCGACTTATTTTTAATGGCCCGCTTATGGTCGAGGACCATGTAGAGCGGCTAACCAAGCGGAAGGTGGACGGCAAGCAGATTGCCCGGAATTTTTATGGAAAGGAAAACGGTTAATGCCTAAACTCAGTTCACAGTTATATCAATTTACTAATGAAAAGATGCATCAGGTGAGCAAACCAATACACGATTTACAATGGTGTTCAGCTCCATTGGTCAATGAGTTTGATGGTGGCGGTAGTTTTATGAAACCCCTTTTTGTGGAAGCGGTGAGGAGAACAGGCAGGACATTCGATAGGGTGTTCGAGTGGTGCGCTGGAATGGGGGAAATAGGGTTTGCCTTGTTAGATGCCGGATTATGTAAGAGCCTATGCATCGCAGACATCAATCCGAAGGCGTTAAGCTTGGCGCGGCCTGGAGCAACGGTTTATGTCAGTGATAACATGAAATCCATTCCCGAGCATGAAAGGTTTGATCTCGTTGTTGCTAACCCGCCTAATTATTACAATGTACAAAAATCCCATCCCATCGGAAAGCTAATGTATGACGATCTCAGGCCTAATGACAGAGGATGGAAAATCCATAAGGAATTCTATAGAACTATTCGTAGATATTTGACCCCAGGTGCCCTGCTATTGATCCACGAAGTCCAGCCGTACGATCTTGAGGTATATATAGATCACGGATCTCCTTATGACGTAAGAGAAGAGGTTCCTATAAACAGCTTTAAGGAAATGATCGCCGATGGCGGGCTGAATTACGAAGATTGCTTTTTCCTTGGCGGCATATCTTATCTTGTTGTTTCAAGTAACTGTAAGTAGAAAAGGGAGTAAAAAATGGAAGAAAGCAACGGGCATGAAGTGGCTGGGGGCTCCCGCCCAATTAGAGCAATCATAAATGCAGTGGATATTGATCCTGACTATAAAGAGTTACAGGGACAAATCCTTAAAATGCGGGGAGAAATGGCCACCCTGGAAGGAAAAGTGAAAAGGCTTAGTCGATCACTCCTTAATAACATGAAAACCACGTTCGGTCTTTATGCGCGGGAACGAGGAAAGGACGGCTCCCTGCTCCGCCCTGATTTTAGAAACTTAATCAGCGAGGAAAATTTATTTGATGCGGAACAAAATTGGAACGTGGAAGACAGATACGAGAACGAGATATTTTTTAAGGAGAATAGACCATGAACGGCGACACCGAACAGAGTCCGACAACTGGCGCTGGCAGGCCATCTAAATACAAGCCGGAGATGTGCGAACAGGTTATCGAGCTTATGAAGGAAGGAGCTTCACTAGTTGAGGTCGCGGCTGAAATCGGAATACGCAGATCAACCCTTTATGACTGGATGAATCGGGAATCAAACCGCTATGTTGAAGAGTTTTCGGACGCTGTAAATGAAGGGGTGGAGTTGTCACAAGCCTGGTGGGAACGAAAGGGCCGTACAAACCTCGTAAATCCTTATCAGGGGGATACTTTCAATGCGACTCTTTGGTATATGAATATGAAAAATAGGTTTGGTTGGAAGGACAAGCAGGAAAATCAACATACCGGCAAAGATGGAGAGTCACTAAAATTCCCGGTCTACTTTGTGGGGTCCGATGAAACAAAAGATTAAAATCCCGGTTGCGTTTTCTGAGCTTCTTACACCGGGCCGTTATAAGGCATATTATGGCGGTCGCGGAACCGCAAAGTCACACTCTGGCGCATCAGCGGCGTTAATACGAGGCGGGGAGAAGAAACTCCGCATTGGCTGTTTTCGTGAGATTCAACTATCCATCAAAGATTCGGTCAAGCAACTGCTGGATGACAAGATTGCGGCGTACGGTCTGGGTGGGTTTTATGAATCCATCCAGAATGAGATACGCGGGTCGAACGGAACAAATTTTATTTTCGCTGGCCTCGGTAAAATGACAACGGATCAGATCAAGTCATTCGAGGGAATTGATATAGCACTAGTCGAGGAAGCGCAAACCATCAGCGCATATTCTTTAGAGGTTTTGATTCCCACGATTCGTAAGGCAGGATCGGAACTATGGTTTTTCTGGAATCCCCGCCACTCTAGCGATCCGGTTGATAATCTATTCAGAGGGCCAGTGATCCCAGAGGATGCAGTAATCCGAAGGGTGAGCCATAAGGACAATCCGTTTTTCCCCGATGAGTTAAAAGCGGAAATGGAGTTTGACCGTAAGCATAAACCCAACAGATTCGCACATATTTGGGAAGGGGAGTATGAACCTGCCGTTATTGGTGCAATATGGGATCGGGAAATGTTACACCGAAACAGGCGAGACACAGCCCCTGACATGGAGAAGATATTAGTTGCTGTGGATCATGCCATAAGCGACAACGAAACATCCAACGAGCATGGCATTATTGTTGGTGGGAAAGGTTCGGATGACAGAGGGTATGTCCTGGCTGATTTATCCATGAAAGGCCAACCTCACGAATGGGCGCGGCAGGCTATTAACGCTTACGACTTTTACGAAGCGGACGGAATTGTGATTGAAGTCAATCAGGGGGGTGATTTAGTGAGACACACCTTGGATACGATCAGGCCCGGATTGCCCATCATCGAAGTAAAAGCATCGAGGGGAAAACACGTTAGAGCGGCTCCTATTGCCTCCATGTATGCAATGAATCTTATTTCCCATATAGGGGTATTCCCTGAACTAGAAGCGCAAATGTGCAGAATGACATCAGACGGCTATCAGTCTGACGACCCGAAGGAATCCCCTGACCGCTGTGATGCCTTGGTTTGGCTAATGACAGAGCTATTCCCATCAATCATAAGAAGACCGGAAATAGAACACGAGCTTATTGAGTCGCGCGGGCCGAACGGATGGCTGGCCTAAAACCCAACCGTGGGATTGGCTATATGCGATTCCTAAGTCTTTCAACATTGCGCCCTGCAAGCTTGATTCTGATTTCCTATCCCCGCCATGCTCAACTGTCTCTGCAAGCAATTCACCCATTCTCCGTTCCGCCCGAATTTTGATTTCGGCGCGTTTCCCAAGATTCCCCACAACCTATCCTATTGCCCTGGTCGAGAACGACCAACAGCGCCCTTCTCAGGAGCCGTTTTCTGGTAGCCGGGGCTTATTTCGTTTATTTCGTAATAGAGCCACAGAAAAACTTCCCGCCATATTGACAGCCAGCCAGCCAGGACCCATATTGTTTTTTGTGTGAAACATGAGGGGGCGTTCTGCCTCCGCCCTTAAATCGAGGTTTTTTTTGTGCGTAAAATCCAAGAACCAATTCGGTCGAAGTGGCTGGGAGTCCGTGAGGCCCTGGGACGGTACCTTGTGTCCGTACACACCACTTCGGCTTTTTTTCGTGTGAATTTCATAGGAGGTAGTCCATGAATCAAGAATTGGAATATCTAAGAGAGAAGGTTAAAAAACTTCAAGAAGCCCACCAATTATCAAGAGATGTTATGGAAACTAAAAGGGGCTTGTTAGAGTTAATGGAAGAAGAGCAAGGTAGGCATAAAGAGGAAATCAGACTACTCAAAAACCAGCTTCATTCCAGCGGCAAAAAGCCGCAAACCCCAAAGAAACCTGAATTGGACTGGAATCATAAAATACGTTTTATCCAAGATTACGTGCCAGAATACGAATGGAAAAGCGCGATCGAAGAACTCGAAACGCTTTTTAAGAGGTATTGTCTGGACCGCTGGGAAGGAGCGCAGAAGGCATACGGGAAACAGTCTAAAGGCAAAAAGAAGGAGGCTATACCGGCCAACGTGATTACGTTTCCGGCGGCAGTAAAATAAATTCCAACATCAACCCAGCCGGGGGCTTTCGGGCCTCCGGTTTTTTTATTGTATAATCCGGCCAGGCAGGTCATTAGGAACGTCTGAATAAACTCTATTTAATGAAATAATTTGCTACCTGTTCAGCGAAATCAGGAATTATCGTGTAGACTTCAGAGAGCGCTTTGATTTTCTTGACCGATTCAGTCCGCTTCGAATCTGCGACTTTTAACATCAGCACTAATGAATTCAAATACTGTCCTCCTCCCCTGGCTAAGTCAGTAACGATTTGCTGGTAACTTATCACAATATATTCTTTGATTTTTGCTTTATCAGATTTAATACTATTTATAGAGTCGCTGGAATCAGCAACCATAGTCACGTAGTATTGGTTTGGTGAATATTCATTTATGCTCCCAGAAATTCCATCGGTTGATGAACCAATTAGACCACCTAGTACAATATTTCCCCAAAACCAACCGTCCATTGTTGTTTCAAGTGATCTGGTTTGCCGTTTGTAACCTTCCAGATTAAATTCAACAGTTTGTCCGCTTTTCTTATCCAATTGAATCGTAAAAGGTGTTTTTCCGATTACTTTTCCGCCAACAGTAACCTCTACATCTTGCGGTTCAGAGTTAAATGTAACTTCCTGCGTTGTCCCAGACATTAACGTTGCGCATGAATTTGTCAAAAATAACAAAAAGATCAAATAAGCGTAATGTTTCATTTTGCCCCCCTGTTAAGAATTTATCGGCTTACTTAAAACATTGCCCCAAGAGGGCCCTTTGTCAATACCAATCGCCCGCTAAATTACGTGTTTCATTGTGTT